AGTCGGAATGAATATCACTTGTTATATATACTCGCCGGCCTTGTGGAATATTATATGATTGGCGTAGAGCTTTTTTTACATAGTTTATTTTTTCAAGAACACTGGCAGGAAGTCCTATTATAGGAAGAGCTCCAGGAACAGGAAATAAACCTACTATCTCTGCCTCATTTATTAAGGCTGCTTCTATTCCCGCCATCTATCTAAATATGTAATACAATATTAGATAAATGGGTAAGACACGTCATCAAACTAGAAAAAGAAACCATTTTGAATACGAAATTGCCATTCCTTCATACAAGCGTCCTGAGACTCTGCGCGATAAGACATTGACTATCTTAAAGGCTTATCGTATCCCCGCTGACAAGATTACTGTTTTCGTGGCAAATAAGGAGCAGGAGGCTATATATAAGGATACACTTGTCTCTGGAACCTATGGAAAAATCGTAGTAGGCATAGTTGGTATGGGAGCCATTCGTAATTTTATTAGTGGTTATTATTCAATCGGAACACCAATTGTAAATATTGATGATGATATTAAGGGTTTCTTAGAATATGATGCCAGTCTCCCTAGAAAGGAACGGCCATTACGCAGTCTACTTGCCGTTATAAAACAGGGGTTTCATGAATGCGAAAAGGTCGGCGCTAGCCTATGGGGCGTTTATCCAGTGGCAAATGGCTTCTTTATGAAGCCGAAGGTGAGCAAGGACCTTCGTTACATAATTGGAAGTGTTTGGGGCTGTGTAAATCCTGGAACAAAGGAAATCAAGATTACACTGGATGACAAAGAAGATTATCAGCGTAGTATTTTATATTACAAGGCGGATAAGGCAGTCATACGACTGAATATGGTGGCTCCAATAAGTTCATATTACAAGGAGCCTGGTGGCATGCAAGAAGAACGAACCAAGGAACGTGTTGAGAAGTCGGCACGCTGGATAGTTAAGACCTATCCCGAGTATGCTGTTCTCAATCCAAGCAGGAAGAGCGGATATATGGAGGTTCGTCTGAAGGACATGACAGAATCCTTATAAGGCATACTTGATACCACCATAACCAGATTCTACAACAAAGAAATTTATGTTTTCAACATAGGTTATTAATTCATATACATAAGAGGGATTTGTTGGAAGTGCCCAAGGATTTACATCAATTTGAAACATGCGAATACGACTCGCATTTATACTTCCACTTGGCTGGTCATTAGGGCTCGTCAAACTGAAATTGACAATTGGAAGAAATCTAGATTGAACGGTGCTACCACCTATAATATTACGATATTGCTGAAGACTTGTATAGAATGTTACTGGTTTTTCTTCTTGAAACTCATTTCCATCCAGGATTACACGCAGTGAATTTATAATACTAATCTGGGCATTTGGAATGAGAAGGCCACTTGAAACTAGAACATTCTGTAAATTAGGAGCACCTGGTGTAGCAAGCCAGGGAGCCTTCATTGGATTAACCCAGTTTGTATAATTATGAACCTGATTTCTATAAAGATATGAATCAGAACGTCTGGGAACAAGAAGGAGCCGAGTAACAGGATTTCCTATTTCCAAATCTATGGTAGTTCTCATATATATATTTTGCGATTTAATAGCAGTTACTTGAGTGACAAGGTAGTGTAGTGGTGTAGAAGCAAAGACAGTTCTTTCTGCCTGTGTTAAATATACATATGACGCCTGTAGGCGAGGATTAATATACCAATTATTTAAGGCAGGGATACCACAACCAATATCTGTTAAAAAATATCTAAATTGAGCCTTCAGGTCTGTGTCAGCAATATATGTGGGTTGTCCAATAGAAATGTTACGTTCAGATGCTAATACACGATATCCTGGGCGAACACGATATCCAGAAGGGTCAAGAATACTATAAAGTTGCTCTATTGGCCTGAGAGTTATTTGTATTTCACATTCATGATATTGTAGGGCAACGAGCGGAAGGGATTTCTTGATAGATTCAGAGAACCAGAGTGGCAGAGGAACATATATTGTCCGTCCAAGAATACTTGGACGGTTATTCTGTTGTGGGGTATTCGGCTGGGGAACTACGGTAGGATATCTAGAACCAGAGCTGCCTCCAGAATACAAGCCATTTGAAGAGTCTGTCAATTCAGGAACACTTCCAACTAAATATTTCCATTTATAAAGAGAATCCTCATCAAGGTCTGCATAAGATTTTGCTATCATATAATCTCCATCAAACTCTTGAATCTTACTTCCACCGACATAGAAGCTAATATCGTTAATTATATTAGCTCCTACGAAATCATTCCACTGAAATTCATACTGAGCCGTTCTAGTATTATCATACTTGCTATAAATGTCAGGTAAATCAAAGGCAAGCGTCATATCTGTTACAAGGTCTGCTACTCTTGGTATCTTTGCTCTTAATTTAATATTCTGGTCATAAAAGAGTTGATTTGGCCCATCCAAGGGAATTGTTGTGTTTTCAATCGCGAAGTGTGAATACCGCTTGAAAACCTTGTAGAAGTAGGTGAATTCTGGATTCCCATTTAAAATAACATTTTGCGACCCATAACTAACAAGTGCTAATAAACCGCCACCGGGCATTTCCTATTTAGCACTTGATAGTTATATTTAGACCTGTTTGTATGAATTGCATGACTAAGGGCGTTGATTATTTACCCACCAAGAATCTTCTAAATACGGAGGTGAATCTTCAGATTTCTTCTCTGTCTTTGTGCTCACACCTCCCTGAACTAAGGATTGTATTTCTGTATATGATAGAGCGTAACTAAAATATACTAAACTGCTGAAGTTACCTGAATATGTTCCATACACATTTAGGGAGTTTTCAGAGTTTAAACTTGGTGTAGATGAACTATTTAATGTAAGCGTTCTTGGATTAAATAAATATAGATTTCCGAAATTTTGATATAATACACCATCAGTAATAGATAGTTTTTTCGCTATATTTCCATTTATATATACTTCAATGCTATTATTTATTGCCATAATAACAATGTGAACCCATTTCTTTACAGGAACATTTTCAACATCAATATAATTATTCCATGTTGTTGTTGAATTCATATATACACGGAGTGTATTTGTAGTGGAATGTAGGAATACACCTGGTCCTAAAAGTGGGAAGGGTGTCGGATTACCCTTGTGTAAGATGTGTAATAGTCCGTTTGTAGGATTATTAGTTGTGAAACTAGAAGGATCTATCCATAAGAAAAATGAATAAGAGAACTCTGCACCAGTTCTTTCATTATCAGATAGCGGCAATAATAGGGCGTTTTTGATTGATGGATTCTGGTCAAAGTTGCGTGGCTTATCTAAGGAATTTACTGTAAGGGGAAGAACATTAACCCGTGTCCCTGATACCTGTTTAAAACTCTTGTAAACAAGTTCAATGGAAAGTAGAACAATATATAATACAACACTTATAACAATTCCCGTTATAATTTGAGCTGGTATACCTGTTCCAGAAAAAAAAGAACCTGCATTTGTGACCTGCTGATTCATTGCCTCTATCTCTAGTTTAGATAGTTAAGAAAATACTTATGGTGTAATATTCTTTTTTGGATAATCAAGGGTCATGGCGGATGATGGTGAAAACAGGGATGTTATATATTCCCATACCGAATATTGAGGACCAGGACCTGACATATATAAATTCCAAATCTGTTCGGGATTTAGGGCATAGTTATATGCGCTCACATTACTTACAAATCCGCCAAAACCTTGGTGATCACAGACGGATAACTTCATATTTTGTATATCAACCTTATAGAAGGCTGGAAGAATACAACTTCTTGTTAGCTTTCCATCAATATATACATCACATGTCTTGTTATTTAAGGTGACAGTTACTTGAACCCATTTCTGTAGGTCAACAGAGCTTATATCACAAGGAGTGGTAGCATCAATCAGACTTGACCCAGTTTGGGGACTCGCAAACATAGCTAATACAGAACTTGTTCTTAGGTCAACATCTGAAGGAGCAGGCGTTGTGGTAGTGCTTGGCGTATTTGTTTGAACACGAACAGATAATACATTATTAACCGCGCCAAGGTAAACAAGGCATGTTAAAAATGAGCCTCCGCCAATACTTATTACGTGCTTATTATACCCTCTTCTAATTGAATAATCATTTATATATATCCATGTATTAAGAGAAAGTTCACCACCTTCATATACAGCCGGAAGTTTATCACCACTTGCGGTATAAGGAGTAGAGGCCGCGGCCGAACTTACTGAATTAAGAATCACACTTCCTTGAAGTCCAGAGCTGCTAGTTAAAAAACTATATAGATAATATAGTGCAACAAGAATTACAACAAATAAAATAACCTTTGGAAGGATTCCTGATGTTACAGACGAAGCTTGTTCCATATCTCTCTGTTAGAGTCAAAATTTATTCTAGGCGTATGGAGTTACCCATTTTTTTAAGGGATTTTGAGTAGGGGCAGAAGATGTACTAAAACAAAAGAGCCCATTCGGGCATCCAAAACTGGGAATTGTAAAGTAAAATTGTGGAAATATACTATCGGTCGGTAAATACGGCTTATGTCTTGTATCTGATGTAGCCTGTAGGTCTGATAATACATCATTTAGGCGATATTCTGTCGGAGCAATTTTTGGTAAGGCAAATGAACCAGAAAGCCGATTATCGCCAATAATTAACTGTGAATAATCAACTACTGGATAACCAATGGTGCGATTGCTGAATACAGCTTCTCCATTATAATATATCGTAAAACGTCTACCTTCTTTTACAATAACTAAATGAATCCATTT